ACTGCTGTTAAAGTAAAAATCACTGCCCAACACATAGGCATTTGATCCGTATACTGCCACTGTTGAAAAACCTATGGTACTGTCTTGGTTAGGACGATCACCTACGAGGTTGATGAATCCTTTGACAGTGTTAGAGATAGTAGGTTCGCCACCTCCTCCACCACCTAGCACTGAATCACCGTTGGCATTTAAAATATCTCCGCCTACAGGTAACTGTAGTTTACCATCATCACGGAATTCAAAAACTTCTTCACCTTCTCCAGTGTTGGTAACAATTTGTACACCACCACGACCAAACAATGCTATGATACTTTCCGCAGCACCTTTGTTAGCAATTACTAATGATACTCCCTCTTCTTGTTGCTCTAGGCTGGGAATAGTAATATAAGCATCGCTTTCACCACCTGGATCTAAAGCCAGGTTATATGCTCCCCAATTTCCCGTATCTGGCATATCCTTGGTGCCTATAGTAGCACCGCTGATTTTTAAATTACCAAGATCAACTCCAACATCTTCAAATTCAATATCAACTGCTTTGAACACAGGACGGAAAGGAATCTGATACCAATCAGCAGGATCAGTTGAGGGAGTCCATCCGCCTTGAACTGGGGTCACTACTTCGGTTACCCACATGTTAGTACTCATAGCAGTGATCATCTGTTGTTCAGTATAAACATAATCACTTTGCTCATTGACAGACAATTCTAGTTCGCCGTCGCCATCAATGGTCCATGATAGAGGACCAATAGTTCCTAAATTAGAATTTAGGTTGCCATTATCTGTTATGTCTAAAAATGTAAAATTCTCATTAATGGTGACTTGTTGATTGGCAGTAAAATCGTACACAAAAATATCAACCTGCTTAACATCTACTATTTTGTATCCAGTGGCTCTAGAAACACCAGGTAAAACTAGTTTGCCACTTTCAGATTCACTAATAACAGAATCACCAATGGTAATAGAACCTGGTCCTACATAGATATGATTCCATCTTTTAGAAGGACTTCCTAAATCTCTAGTAATGTCAGCATCTGGAATTATATTTTGATTGACTGATCCAAGATCAGTAACTTGATCATCAAAATAAGGAAGTAAACGCCATGTTGTGACCCCATCACCAATTTTTAATTTTTTATTGGTTAGATCGTAACCTGGCTCTCCTTCGGCCAGTACAGGATTATTATCGTACCAATTTTGATAACTGTCCCTACGTAGTTTAATTTGTGTAGCCATTTTAGCTGTTCCTTATCTTTAAAAACTTGATGATGCGTTGCCGCCATCTATATTTACTGTAAAATTCAGTTTGTTACCAGTGTCGTCATAATTAACACTGACACCGTTGTGAACACCGTTTGTTACCATTGCGGCAGCATAGTCTTGTGCTATTTCAGTTAGTTGTGACACGTTTCCACCTGTTAACGTGTACAACTCGTTAAAATTATCATTTATTTTACCAAACGCTACACGTAAAGGATCTCCATTACCCGCGTTAGCACTACTGCCAATATTAATAGTCTTTTTTGCCATTTTATAATCTTCCTACGACCACTTCTATGACTCCTTCAACCCCGTCGAAGTCTTCAAGTGCTTTGCCGATAATAGTTCCAATCTTTGGGTCATTGGTTGGACGAGCATAACCTCCTCCAGCACTGACCATCATATCACCTTTGCGTATCTTACCCCTAACTTTACATGGTACACGACCTTGTAAGGCAATGGCAACAACAAACTCTCCTGGATGATTATTTCCCATAACATAGGCTGGGTTAGTTGAAACAACACCTGCTACACGACGTGTTTCATCTTCAGCAAGAGTGACTTCAAATTCTCCACCAAACTCTAAGACAGTTCCAGGGTCATATCTCTTATCTGCAACATAATTTTCTGCCAAATCTTTATAGTTTGCGTAATTTGCGTTACCAGTAAATAAAGTTCCAGTTATAGTTCCACTGGACATAACTACTAAACCGCTTCCACTAGCACCTGATGCAATACCATAAGTTTGACCGCCGGACACTATGTTCGTAGCACTCGTAGCAGTACCAACAAATCCAGTACCACTGCCAGTGGCAGTGAAAGTAAGACCTTTAATACTTCCGTTACTGGTTCTTCTAACAATAGAACTATTAGATGTTTCAGTATCTGCTAGAATAGAAATTGTTCCAGAAGTGCTACCATCAAAACTTATGTCAGAACCTGCGTTTCTGATAGCTATGTCGCCACCACCAACTGTTGGGGTTCCGCTTAGTGCGTTAGGTAATTTACCACCAGTTTTAGCAAATGTAGCAGTACCGTTAAATGTAGCACCAGTATTAATTGTTGTTGGAGCAGTAGTACTACCGTATATTCCTTCGCCATAATGATTGGTACCATGGAAACTTGTTGCCCAAACTTTTCTAAAACTGAGTGAACCACTTTCACCAATATCAAGTCTATCGTGTTCTGATGGTGATATAATAGCATATTGGCTAGAAGTTAACAATGCAGGAGACACGGTTATTTTGCCTCTCATAGTGCCGCCATTTTTCAATAATGCACCACTTGATGCAGATCCGTCGCTCCTCGCTGCCAACCCTGCAGAACTTCCGTTTGGAAACAACCCGCCTAAAATATCGTCATTGATTAATTGTCCTACGGCAGTAGTAGTTAATCCAACAATTTGTTTTAATGCAGTTGAATCAAGTTCTGCCACGTTACCATAACTGGTATTATTAGGATCTCCGTTCCAATAACCTAATACCTTTTTGTTTTGAATCCATTGAATTCTGTCAAGTCTAACCCCGTCACCAGTACTTGTTGATTGTTTGAGTTGAACAAAACCATTGTTCACAGCAAATTCAGCAATTTGGAAACTGGCAACACCAAAATCACTTGCTATGGCGTTGGTAACAGAATCTTTGACACCAGCTTTATTTAGAGCAAGTTTGGATTGTAAAATCCCAGCACCAGATTTAACTTTATCGTTGTCAATAGCTCCTGATTTGATAGATATAGTGATGTTATTACTACTTCTAGTAACAGTTACATCACTAGATGCAGCGACACTGGCATTCACCATAGAGCCACCTGATCCTGCAGGCACCTCACCAGTAAAGACTAGGAAATCACCACTTCCTGGAATTCCTGTTATTGTTACATCAGAAATTTCTTTAATGTAATTTTTATTATTGAAATAGTTTAATGTAACTAAGTCAGTTGTTGCTGACGGGTCAGCACTGCCAGTAACCCTGTTGCCATTAAGATTAATATCTTTTTGTATGGCAACTATGACCGCACTTGCAGTGGCCCCACTACCGCCTTGTAATTGTACACTAAATGCAGCCGGAGTAATTGGACTTCCACCTGAAAGAGTTATACTTGGAGCACCAGTGTATCCACAGCCAGCATTTACAATTACAATTTGTTTGACTTTCTGAGTGCTTCCAGTGCCTTCCATAATTGCGTAGCCAGTTGCTCTAATGCCTCCAACGATCTGCGGAACACTAAAAGTCACTGTTGGTGTTGATTGGTATCCTGTGCCTTGTGATAACACGTTTACACTTGCAACACTACCACCAATTATCACTGTTGGTGAACTAGTATAACCATAACCTGGTGTATCAATAACAATAGAAGCGACACCTCTAGGCCCTGTTCCAGCTTCTAATACTGCTCTGCCTGTCGCTCCCGTACCACTAGTAGAATAGAAATTCACCACAGGAGGAATAGTATAGTTTGCACCATTTGCTGTGATAGTTACTGAGTTTACATAATATCTAGTGGTAGTATCATTTAAAGTAAATCCAGACCAGCCAGTTCTAACTCCTCCAGTAGCAATGGATTGGTCAACATAGATCTTATTAGCGCCATCTAAAGATAATGTTGGCGATTTCAAATTAATAATCTTATTTGAAGTTAGATCGATTCCACCTCGATTAGTGAATACACCCCCAGCATCAGTGACATCAAAAATCATAGTAAAGGCTTGTACGTTTGTTCTAACACCTGTAGTTGTTATGGCGTAGTTTCCATCAAAATCAATAGTTCCGCCAGCAAAAACATTGTCAACATATTTTCTGTTTACAATACCAGCTCCATTAGAGTCAACGCTGTTAATGGTATTTTCAATACTATTGAACCCTAGATCCATGTCACCTTTCATAACACTGGTACCATCTAAGGTCATCAATCCTTTGTTTGGTGTTAAAGTGTTGTCAACAGTAAATCGTCCACCAATAATATTGTTGATATAAGTCTTAATAGCTTTTTGTGTTGGCACAATATTATCGCTATTATCGTCCATTTTCTGATCACCAGAGAAAGCACGAACTGTTTCACCAGTTAAGAATGTTAAAGAACTAACAGCACTCAAACCAATCTTGGCAGCAATAGTAACACTACCGTCACCCTGATTGACGTTGAAATAACTACCAACACGGAAATTACCATCTTGGTCAGTAGACACATGGAAAACTCGACCAGTTCCAATTTCTCTTACAATAGCACTTGAACTTGGTGTATTTGTAGGAGGTCCATAAACGTTGTTTGGATAGTTAGAGTCGTCATAACCGCCTGCACCAACTTGTAAGAAATCGTGACCAGTGGCTCGTACAGTTGAGAACGTAGTAGTAACCCCAATGACGTCACCTGCAATATGTCTAGAATCTAAATTAGTGTTCAAGTCAAATAGATAATTTGAACCTGGACCAGAAACAGTAATTGCAGTTCCTGCAGGAATACCTGCTGTTAATAAAGCACTAATTTTTACTCTATAACCAATAGTATTTTGTGATTCATCAAACAATTGGGTAACGGTTCTAATAATAGTATCTTCAGTTACCCCATTAATTCCTTTAATAGGAATTCCTGGTCCTGTAATTATGCCACCATATTGTAAACTTGTTGCCGTTGGCGGGAACACTAAAGATTGCAAAGTATCTTTTATCTGAGGTTCTTGTATAATGTGATTTCCAGTAGTTCCCAATGATATAATGGAAGTTATTTGTCCCATTAATTGCCCAATTCTAATTCCAGAACCACTTTCAGACACTAACGTATTATTAATATTTTGAGCTACGTATGTAGAACCAGCAGGATCTTGATAACTTCTAGGAATACCTAAATCTCTTGTAGGTAGTGAAGTTATACCATCTTCTAGTGCTTCTGCAATAATTTCAAAAAGAACTTCTAATCTATTGTCATCAACTCCAACCGTACCTGGTGTACCACTAGTATTTTGTATCAGCGGATTACCTGCTTGCTTTGTCACTGCATTTTCTAAAACTATCAATTTACTAATAGTTTTTGCATGTCTTATAGCAGATACAGTCTGTAATTTTTGTGTTTCTAATACAACGTCTGAACTGGCACTACCATCATAATATGCTTCTGCGGCAATCCTTGTCTTAACGTTTCCGCCATATTCTAAATCATATGCGATAGCATCTACTATCAGTCCAACGTCTCTTCGACACTTAGCTTGATTATAAGTAAATCCACTACTATAGGTAGTGTTTAGATAAGTTATAGTGCCATTTTTAATAGTTGTTAAATTATTAAGTATGGTTACTTTACTGTTATTGGATGTGCCATAATTTGCACCGTTGGTATAGGATGGCTGAATTGGGGTTGGTGCTGATCCAACACCAAATTCTGCAATGGTATTAACAACAGTAAGTAGGTTGCTAACATTTGATCTTGAAGATGAAGATCCTGCAGGCAAACTGGTGTTTTGATTTTCAGTATTTCCAGTGGTTTTAACGATTGCTTGTGCCTGTAATACACTATTAACAACATCTTTCAAATAATTGAAGGCAATTATTGTAACATCAACTTGACCTTGTATTAGAGTAACAGCACCATTCCAGTAAGCACTGCCTGCCATTATACTTTGTGTATTACCACCGTAAAGTGTATCATAAGCAACTGCGTCAAGAATATATTCAACATCTCGAATACATAGTTGAGGATCATATGAATAACCGCTGAATGCTGATATAATATAGTTTGAAACAGCAGTAATGACAGTTGGTTTATTATTGGCTATAGTATTGAATGCAGTAACTAATGTTGATTCAACTGATGATATTGAAGGATATACAGCACTTGGTAATGTGTTTAAGTTACCGGCAGTAATAACACCTTTTATTATTTCTATATTTCCTGATGCAGTATTGGCTTCTGTAGAAGTACCAAAATTACCAGTTCTATTTTGAGTTGAGTTATTTCCACTAGAACGTGCGACCACTGAACCTTGAATTACTTGACCTACTACAACTTGTAGTCTTGAATAGGCATTCAATGTTGCCAATGCTTGACCACTACCTAATTGACTAGTAGTTCCAACAAAATATGCTTCAGCAGCTCTAACACTGGCACTATTTCCTCCGTATAATATATCATAGCAAAGAGCGTCAACAATATAACCTACGTCTCGACTACACTTAGTTTGATTGTAGTTTGGAGGTGGATTATTAACATTAACAAACGCTATGATTTCAGATTGAATAAATGCTCTATTTTGCTGTAACTGATCTTTTGCGTTTATTCTTTCCTGTGTAGCTCCAATTGGTGTTGGATATGTTAGGGTTGGTGCTGTACCGCCATCTAAAAGATTTATTACAGTATCAAAACTTTCAGTAACTCTAGAAAGAGCAGTAGCGTCGGCGTTAACCAGTGTTTGAGTCTGTGTTTTCGCTTTTAATATACCTTGACGAGTCTGTATCTTCTGTTCATTTAGTAGATACGACGAGTTCGCTCTTTGATAAGCCAGTCCAGCAGTTACAGAATTAAAGTTTGTTCCAAATGCAGTATCATAAGATGCGGCATCTAAAATATATCCAATATCTCTTTCACACTTAGTTTGAATAGCAGGAGTATATGTATATCCAACAAAGTTTTGATTTACAAAAGCAATAAACTCATTTTGTAAAAATTCTGAGTTAGCTCTTAATAAGTTTACACTATTTAAAACTCCAGTATCAAGGTTTAAAGGATTGGTATAAACTAGTTCAGTGGTGTTTGTACCACTGTTAATAATTCCAGTTACTAGACTAAATCTATTAGTAATTTCTGTAATAACTGTTGAATTGGTAATTAATGCCAGTGCTAGATCTCTAGCCTTATTAATACCTGCAATGGTTGGTATTTTTTGATTTGCAATAACATTAGAAGAATAACTTCTTAGATAAGCTAGTCCAGCAGTAATAGATCTATAATTTGAGCCAAATATAACGTCGTCTAAAACTGAATTTAATATTATTTCAATATCTCTACGACATTTCTCTTCATCATAATTAAATCCTGGGAACTGATTATTCAAATATGCAATTACATCTTCTTGTATAAATTGCTTATTGTTGATCAGCTGATCTACACCATTTAAATTAGAACCATTGTAAGGTAATGCCAATTGAGTAGGTACAGCACCTGTATACTGATTTACTACGTACTGAGCAACTTGTGTTGCATAGTTAATAGCATCTACAGTTATTCCTTTTTGTTGCGCTAGAACTAAGGCAGCACTTGGATTACCTTGCTGATAGTAACTAGCACCTGCTCCACGACTTCTAACATTACCACCGTAAGTTAAATCATAAACTACAGCATCAATGATATATCCAACGTCTCTATAGCAAATGTCTTTGTTATATATGAAATTAGGATAGATAGTAGATAGGAAATCAATAGTTTCTTGTTGAATAAATGTTTTGTTAGCAACTAGTTTAGCAACAGCATTAGCATTGAATCCTACTAATGGAGCCGCAGATTCTGTTAGTTGATAAGTTTCTACGGTGGTGCCGCCATTAGCTGTCTTTCCTAAGATTCTGTAGATACTTGGGTCATAATTACTTGCCGCAAATCTTAAAGCAGAGCTATTAATAATTGGGGGATTATTTGTTATCTGACTAACTGAAATTGTTTTTAATTGGTAAAGATTAAATGGTAGAGCCTGTGGCTTATTAAATGTATCAGTTACGGTTTTAAGTTTTACATTTAATGAAGGATCAATACTTAGATTCCAATAACTATTTGTAAATGTGAATACTGTGTTACCTGGTATTGATGCAGGCAAGTTCTTATCCAATGTCAAATCCCAATATCCATCAACTCTAGTAAATTGAGCTGATGCAACTTGGTTTATCATTTGATAGGTTAATGCTCTGTCTATGTTTAATGCCCAACGTTCTGTTGCAGGATCATAAGTAGGAGTTCCCGTTACGTTATATCTAGCATAATCTTGTTCTTCTAAGTTTGTGTCCAATAACTGGAAAGTCCAACCTGCTTTAGGTGCCCAAGGGCTAGTTGGGCTTGTTACAATAGAATTATCAATTGGTGAAGTTACATTAGCAATATATAATGTAGTTGCTCCTGGAGCGTTGTCTGGCTCGCCTAATCTTGGACTTGCTTGAAATTTTATTTCTCGAGCAGTGACACCAGTAACAGTATAAACACTATCGTCATTTTCGTCGATAATTGGATTTGTAGCATTTAGCTTGAACTGCATCCTTAGTACAGCAGGACGTTCTAACTTATAAACTTTTAGAATGTTTTGACCAATAGCATTATCACTTATAGTATCAAATCTAACAGTACCAGTGATATTTCTTTCACTAGGATTTCCTTTAACAGTATATTCGGTACTTGGTGCGTCAGCTACAAAATTAGAAATTGCTCTTGCTGGTAAATCAGCAAATGTATATGTTCCTAAATCAGTAGCATATAGTAGACTGTTAGTTGAATTTAGTGTAAAGGTTGTTTTGTCTATAACAGTAATAGTATAGGATCTTCCATCAATGTCAGTACTTACATTTGTTGTACTAGGAGGAATTGGTTTTAGTTCTACTCCTCTAATTGATGTCATTTGCACAGAGTCGCCTGTCTTAAATGGATGACTATACGCTGTTGTAACTACTAAAGGACCTGCAACTAGGGTGCCTCCTGGTAATCTAGCACGAGCAACATTTTTAATAATAATTTCGTGCTTATCTAATTTAAATGTTGAATTTCTTAGAGGTACAGTGTCACAGCCACCAACAATAATATTAACAGCACCAACGTTACCGTCAGCTAACGGACTATCAATATAAGGAACTACGTAGTTTACTGGTGTAGTTCTAATTTTGCCAATTTGAATAGCCTCATTAGGATCGTTGCCTTCTGATTCTAATCCTATTAGACCATAACAACTTGATCCTCCAACAGATCGAATCTGACCACCAGCTCTTGCAACGTAACCAATACGACAATAGTAGGTAAATTGAGAAACTGCTTCACAGACACCATTATTATCTGCAACAATACCATAACCTAAATCATTAACCATAGTAAAGTCGTTGGACAACATAGATCTATTACCAGCTGTCTCAATAACTACCTGTGTTCCTGAAGGCAAGAATCCTGCTGGTAAGAAAGTATCGTCAACTTCAATTGGTGTAGTGGAACTCAATGTTAATGTAGCAGTGCCATTTGAATCTGGCGTTGTACTATCAATAATAACATATTTCTTTTTAGAAATGTAAAAAGTGTTAGGAATTTCTGGTCTTCTTACTAATCCTGTTACTCTTACCTTAGTTCCTTGAGCACCTTGTGTTCCAGTAAAAGGATCAGTATAACTTGAATCTAAAACATAGCAAACTTGGTTTCCTGCCATACCGTCAATAAGTTGACCGCCACCACCTTCACCTGCAAATGTGGCACAAACTTGACCGTAAGGAGAACGAGTTAGAATTTGACCACTTGGATCAAATGCCATTGTAAATCCCTTGCTCCCAAGGAAAGTCATATTACGTAACTGCATAGCATCGTTGACCAACAATGAATCGCAGTGTTCATTATCTAATAAGAATTCTATTACAGTGCCGTCTGGTATTGATTGTGCTAATGTTTTCAAATCACCGTTGTCATCAACAATATCCATTGTGTATGTTCCAGGAGCTACGTTAGTTTCTGGATCTACTTCTTTATATGTAATAGTTCTAATACTACCGACTCTGTAAACATTAGGCTCCCCGCCAGTGGAACCATATATAAATCTCATACCAGATTTAGGAGGATATGCCGCATTCCTAATTTCTAATGTGGTACTACCAGTAACGTTGGTAACACCAACTGACAATGCTAATTGATGATAATAGTGCGTATTGTACCAAAAATCTGCTCCTAAAGTTCTATCTCCACGAACAAATTTAATACTTTGATTGTCTGATAAGACTGGGCCTTCTTTTGGTTTAACCAAGGTTCTTCTAAATTCGTCACCTTTAATAGCTACGTTTGGCGGTACAATGATTGGAAAGTATTCAAAATAAACACCAGATTCTACCATGATGGTAATTTCTGGTTTTGGTACGAAGAACCCCCTAAAACCAAAGTCAACTCTTGACAATACGCTATAAGGGCCATCTTTTTTGTTAGCCAATGCAATACTAATTGTTCCGCCAGGTGGAACTTCAGGATTTACCCAAGTAACTAATGATTTTAAATTTAACTCAAATAAGTTATCGTTTATTTTATTAACTCTAAAAATTCCATTTAAGTTTCTTGTGTCTGCGTTGTTTGTACCTAAAATAGCGCCACTTACTTGTACGTAGTCTCCATCTACAAATCCATGATTTTGTAAACTTACACGAACTCTAGTTCTTGGACTTGTAATAGCATTAGCAGGTGGAGGAGCAATCCATCTAGTAATAGCCGATGGCAATACCTGATATGGAGTGTTTTGTAATTGAACACGATCCATGATTTTTTTGGCAAATCTACAAGCCTGTCTTAAAGTTTTAAAGGCTTTGCTCCAACTGCGACCAATTTCTTCTTCAGGATATCCGTATGCAGGATTTGGTGCATCGTTAGTAAAATCCCACATGTCATCATTACCTTTAGTGCTGACATATAGATTACTAGGACTACTGTAAGATTTAGCGTCAACATAACCTTTTGTAGCGGCGCGATAGTCTTCTTCTACAAAGGACTCGCCCAAAGGATTTAATGTAATGTCCTCATAGTCACCGGGGTGATCGTTTAGGATCAAAGGCCCAGTCATAACGCCAGCACCACGGTTTAATGCACCAGTTTGCGGATCGTAAGTTTCAGTTCCTTGTAAAGATATCTTAGTGTCAACATAATCTTTACGTGTTGCATGAGCTGGAAGAACTGCTTGTACATTTAATGCAACTGTTTTATCGGTAACACCGTCTGCACCTTTAATAGTTAAAACTCTATCTCCAATATTAACGTTTCCGTTATTTGGCGTTGGTTGTATCCTAAAATTTTGTCTCATCCAACTACCGTTTGGATTAGGAACGGTAGACAATAGGTCAATGTTGTCCCTATTTAAAAAATTCTGATAGACCCACTTTCTTGTCACAGCATCTTGATCAGCGGCAGGATCACCAACATTATTAAGTTTAAAATTGGCAGCATTTAAAGAATTAGACAACGTTGGGTTGGGGTCTAGGCTAATTTGTATCCCAGACAAACTTAATATAATTTTTGATGGATCAGAAGTGGTATCAATGGCCAATCCATTATCAACTATAAGATCTCTACTAACTACGTTATTACCTAAAGTATCTAATCCTAAAACTGTATTAGGTCGCAATGGTTTTACAACATCTACTAGATTATTAAATGTTAATCCAGACTCTAAACCTTGGCTAGCATATAATTCTTGGAAATTAGAATTTACTTTTGAGAACGCATCACGTATGCTGTCGCCAGTTCCATCGTTGCCTGTTAAACCAATATTGATATCTTTTCTTGCCATTATTAACTCCAAAAAGGGCTCAATTGCCCGGTGTCTACGATTATTTACCTTAAAATTTTATAAACTTAATGTAAATACCGATATGTTCATAACAGCTATTAAAGAAAAACAAATGTACTCGCGCAGAAGTAAACTGGGAAAGGAACACCAGTATGCACGATTTAATACGATTTTAGTTTTTAGATGTGATAGTTGCGATAAAGAATTCCAAAGGTATAGGAAAAATATCGACCCAAAAAGGATCAGTAACAACTATTTTCACGTTTGCTCAAGTTGCGACTCAAAAAGATTCGCCCAAAAAAAGGGCGTTGAAAAACGATTGATATGGGATATGCCTGCTAGTAGTACTCTACCAATTGGTAGATATTAAAAACTAATGCTTTCCCCGCAACCACAGGTATTTTTTACTTGCGGATTGTCAATTCTTAAGGTAGAGTTAAAAGCGGAGGTTTCCAAGTCAATTGTTGCGTCTTGCACATATAGATAAGCTAACTTGTCTACTAGAATCCTAGCACCGTTGTCCAATACTTCAACATCGTTGCCTACAGATTCACTCGCTAAAGACCAGTCATACTTGTAACCGTTACAACCACTATTTTTGACTGATAACTTGAATCCAAACTCACTCTTTGAATTGATGTGTTTTGCGGCATCTTCAGTGATTTTAATCATAAATTCCTAACTCCAATTTAGCTTCATCAGACATCATTTCTTTAGTCCAGGGCGGATCCCAGACAATGTCTATAACAACATCCTTGACTTTAGGTATCTCTTTTATAGCGTCTTTAACTTCTCCTGGTAAAGTTTCAGCAGCCGGACAAAAAGCACTAGTTAAAGTCATTTGAACCGTGACCTTGTCATTAACTACGCATATATCATATACCAATCCTAAGTCGTAAATATTTACATGAATTTCAGGATCATAAACTGTGCGTATTGCTTCAATTATCTGTTCTTTTGTCAGCAATTTCATAAATCCTTGTAATTAAATTTCCAACTCCATTTTGTCTTCCTGGAGTAAGTAGACCTGATATTCCGAGACTATTTAAAATTTTTGGATCAGTAGACAATATTTCTTGCTTAGTTTTACCATTAAAGATATCTAATATAATAGCCACTAGACCTCTAACTATTTTAGCTTCACTGTATGCTTTAAATTCTAAGGTTTTGTCGCCAAAATCTCTAATCCAAAGTTTACTCTGACATCCTAAAACTAGATATTGCGGAATTTGATAAGTTTCACTTAGTTCTGATAGATTATCGCCATAATCAATGATATATTCGTACTTGCTCATGTCGTCATCAAACAACTCAATTTCTTCTTTAATCTTAGATATTTGATCCTTAATTGAGTTTTTCATAACAATTGATAAGACCATCTTTTAATTTTTCAATATCATCTTTAGTATTATAACAAGCCCAACTAGCTCTAACAACACCGTTAATAAACTTTTCTTCTACAATAGGCTGGGCGCACAAGAATCCACTTCTAACAGCGATATTCTGTGCTTCTAATAGTTGTGCCACATCACTTGGATGACAATTTTTTATATTGAAACTGATTAATCCTGCCTTATAATAGTTTGGATGAAATTGATCAATAAAATCTAGTTCATTTAACATCATTTGTATATTGGCGTTGATTAATTTATTATGAACTTGTAAATCTTCAATGTCATAACTCTTGAACCAATCAATAGCCGTTCCCATAGCAATGACTCCACCAATATTTGGTGTCCCAGCTTCTAGTTTCCAAGGCAATTGATTTACTCTTATCGTATCCCAGCTCACACTACTAATCATGTCTCCGCCCCAAAGTAGTGGTTCTAATCTTTCTAGGTATTTTTGTTTTCCATATAATACACCAACACCAGTAGGTCCATAAAGTTTATGAGCACTAAACGCAATGAAGTCAGCATCAAGGTCTTGAACATTAATTGATTCTTTGGCGATACTTTGTGCGGCATCGAGCACTGTTATGCCTTCAAATTCTTTGACTAGCTTAAACAAATCCTTTATAGGTTGTACATTGCCAATAGTATTATTAACATGAGCAATACTAAACAATATTTTTCCATTACACTCTTCAAGAACTTCTTCTAAATGTGCTAGGTCTAATGATCCATCTTTGATTACATTTATTTTTTGAAAGTTGATATCATACTTTTCTGCTACGTTAATCCAAGGCAGCAGATTGGCATGATGCTCACTTTCTGGAACGATAATGGTGTCATTAGCACTCCATTTAGAGCAAAGACCCAACGCTATCAAATTAATACTGTGAGTAGTTCCACTGGTAAAAACTATTTCACTATCTCTCTTTGCATTGATAAGGTTTTTAACCTTACTTCTTACACCTTCATATTCTTCAGTGGCACGTTCAGCTAACCTATGAATGCCTCTATGTATATTGGCTTTATAGTTTTTGTGATAATCAATCAAAGCATCTACAACCACATCTGGACAAAAAGTTGTGGCTGCGTTATCAAAGTATGTTACGTTTGGGAGACTAAAATCTTTTTTAATCTCTGAAAAAGTCTTTGATTTCATCTTGAATATCTGTATGTGGTATTAGGTTGATAATTCTATCTTGATGTATTTCAGATAGAAGTTTTTTGGCGTTTTCTAAACTTATGCCCCTGCTTTGTAGGTACCAAAGACTTTCAGCATCTATTTGTCCAACTGTGCAATTATGCCTAGCTTCAACATCACCACATTCGATCATCAGTTGTGGGATACTGAATGCTTGTCCTGTTTCGTCTTTGATAATACTAGCATTTGAAACTTGCGTCAAACTACCGTTGGTGTCTTTATCAATTTTTACGTAACCTTGGAAAACTGTTCTTCCTTTATTGCTTGAAGAACAGTTTACTAATTGTTGACTGATAACGTTAGGACCAGCATGATATACTTTAGCAATAATTTCACTGCTACCATTCATATCATTTTCTGATAATCCGTATATGTTTATTTCAGAATTTTCGTAAGCTTCGCATTCAAATATATGCTTGTTAAGTTTGCCACCTTTGACAAAAATTCCAATATTTAAAATACTGTTTGGTTCACAGGCAACATTGTATAAAAATACTTGTTGAGTTTGTTCACTGCCTTCGCATATGATGTATAAATCCAACTTACTGGCTTCTTTGCCTAGTATCTGCAAATTTTTACATAACAAATCATTTTCTGTTGGACTTAGCCTAAGCACCATTACATCGTCAGTGCCTTCTTTAATTTGTAAACAGTTTGCATCTATCATTTTAAACTGCTTGCCAAAATATTGAGAAGGGCTGTACGCCCAATCAGGGTCTGCTTTGTCTACTTTAAGAAAACTTTCGATAGCCATTTTCAATGATCCCTTTAATAATTCTTCTGTCGCCAGACTTTACGATTTTACCGTCAACAATAATATGTACATGAGTTGGCTTTATTGTTTCAAGGATCGTTGGTTGATGTGTAATAATTAAAGCCGCTTTTCCTTTTTTTGATAAAAACGATTTGATATCAGAAGATATAGTTTTAACAGCGTCTACATCAAGTCCACTATCAATTTCATCTAATATCAGTAACGATGGATCCAATAAATTCATCTGTAGCACTTCATTCTTTTTCTTTTCACCACCACTAGCACCGTAGTTAAAGTCTCTCTTCAGCCATTCTGAACCAAGATCAAATTTTTGTACAAGTTTTTTATAATCAGAAATTATATCTGAACTACTACGTTTGTCTTGTCTAGCTTTTAAGATATCCCTAGACAACTGCAAATTGCTTATACCATCAATTTCTGGAGGGTCTTGAAAGGTCATAAAAATTCCCATCCTACTCCTAACGTCAGGCGTTAACGTATTTAGAATCTTTCTCTTGAAATTCATTTTTCCATTAGTAATAGCATATTCTGGATTACCAGCAATTACATTAGCCAATGAGCTTTTACCTGCGCCATTTGGACCCATGACAGCATGAATTTCGCCTTCCTTAATTTCTAAATCAATGCCAGATAATATCTCATTATCCTCAACATTGACATGTAAGTTTGTTATTTTTAGCATTATCCTATTGAACCTTCAATCTTAATATTCATTAATTTTTGCGCCTCAGCCGCAAATTCTAGAGGTAGTGTCTTGAACACTTCTCTACAAAAACCATTGACTATAGTTGTTGCCGCTTGCTCTGTATCCATGCCGCGTTGCCCTAGATAAAACAATTGACGCTCGCTAATTCTTCCAGTTGATGCTTCATGCTCAACTATTGAATCATTATTCTTAACTTCAACATAAGGTATAGTGTTTGCCACTCCTTCGTCACCAATAATCATACTATCACATTGAGTAAAATTTCTAGCACCTATAGCTCCTGGCATTATGTTTACTAGACCCCTATAAGTGTTAACACTTTGATCTAAACTTATACCTTTACTGATTATAGTGCTACTAGTGTTATTACCGATGTGTATCATTTTAGTTCCAGTGTCTGCTTGTTGACGACCTTTAGTCAACGCTACACTGTAAAATTCACCTTTTGAGTTGTCTCCTTTAAGTATACAACTTGGATATTTCCAAGTTATTGCAGATCCAGTTTCAACTTGCGTCCAGCTTATTTTGCTGTTGTCCCCTTTACATATTCCTCTTTTAGTAACAAAATTATAAATGCCACCTTTGCCATCCTTATCCCCAGGATACCAATTTTGAACAGTTGAATATTTTATTTCTGCATCTTTCAATGCTACCAATTCAACTACTGCGGCATGAAGTTGATTTTCATCACGCTTGGGTGCAGTGCAACCTTCTAGGTAACTTACGTAACTTCCTTCATCTGCAATGATCAATGTACGTTCAAATTGTCCAGTATTAGATTCATTTATTCTAAAGTATGTGCTTAATTCCAACGGACACCTAACTCCCTTTGGAATATAAACAAAACTACCGTCAGTAAAAACAGCACTATTGAGGCAAGAATAAAAATTATCTCTTTGTGGAACCACTGAACCCAAATACTCTTTTACTAGATCTGGATATTTTTTTACAGCTTCGCTGATGCTACAAAAAATAATTCCTTGTTCTTCTAATTGCTTCTTATGTGTGGTTCCTAAACTTTCACTGTCTAAAACAGCGTCCACTGCCACACCTGCAAGCCACTTTTGTTCTTCTAAAGGTATACCTAATTTTTCAAAATCTTTGAGAATGTCAGGATCAACTTCACTCAAATCTTTTGGTCGATTTTTTGGTCTGCTGAAATAACTTATTTCATCAAAGTCAACTCTTTCGTAATTTAAAGTTGACCAAGAAGGCTCCGACATTTCTAGCCAGGATTTATATGCTTTGAGTCTCCATTCTAATAACCATTCTGGTTCATCTTTCAGCGAGGAAATCTTTCGAATGACCTCTTGATTTAACCCTTTGGATATTGTTTCAGACTCGAAATCAAATGCCCAACCATATTTGTATTCTTCTTTTTCTATTTTATTATGGTCCATAGTGATTATTATAATTTAATTTTTGTTGTATGTCAAGCATTCATTTTTTATTTAGTGGCAGCGAGCCGGCATAATTAAAAGACAAGGAGATTAAAAATTATGATTAACTTTTTAAAATCATTATTAGGCTACCCAACAGAAGCTGAAAAAGCTGCCGCCAAGCAAGCCGCGCCAGAAGCACCGTACAAGGTTGAAGCGCCAGTTGCTAAGGTTGAAGAGGCCAAATCTGTAGCAGTTCCTGCTATTAAGGCAACTAAAACTAAGGCGCCTGCAAAGCCAAAAGCACCAGCTAAGGCTAAAGCACCAGCAAAAGCACCTGCAAAGCCAAAAGCACCAGCTAAGGCCAAAGCACCTGCAAAGGCTCCGGCTAAGCCAAGAGCGCCAAAGAAGACCAAATAATTGAAAAGAATTAATTGATCTTCTTGATATAAGAAAAGCCCCTTATGGGGCTTTCTTATTGAGCGTAATCATAAAGTGCTCGACTGGCTAAATTCTTAGCCTTGCTTTCGCACATTATATCAAAATTATCACGGAATGTGAGTGCCCAATCGTTTACAGATTGGTTCCAGTAAAAGTTACTGTGTGCTCTTAGTTTTGCTTTCTTGTACCCATTTTCTAAAAGAATTTCTAAATTTGGGCTATCAATAACATTATGATTTTTGAGCACATCTTCTCTACTGACGCTGTAATGAATAACAGGACGAACACCACGCCAGCTATCAATTACACGTTTAACACGATCATCATTAGGATCAATATACTCCCCAGTCTTTACCCAATGATGATGAACATCTAACACCAAAGCGAGATCGTTTGCCAGTTCGAGACTTGCTTCGATTCCCCAGCTGATTTCGTCGTTTTCGATAGTAATACAATTTCTCGCCTCTGGTGAGAGACGCCCAAGTGCGGCTTTGATGCCGGCGGGACCGGCTCTACCTGAGATGTGGACATTGATTTTAAAGTCCTGGAACGATGAGCCATAGCCCATCCATCTAACCATATCTGCATGATATTCAAACTCCTCTATACTACGCTTAACAATATCTGGATTGTCACTTGCCAACACAGTAAATTGACCAGGATGAAAACTGAGACGAACGTTGCGAGCTCTAGCAAGATCCCCCACCTCTCTAAAATGTTTTTGGGCGTATGCTTGCACATCAGCTTGACGCCAAAACCAGCACCAAGTAGGCTCAGTATAGACAGGAAGGATATCACTGCTAAGGCGTACCATACGTAACTCATCTTCTAAATTACCTACCCTTTCTACCAACAGTTTAGTTGATTGAATATTTTGTTTTACCAAAGACCAAAGTTTTTCAACAGCAACATCTTTATCTTGACGGTTGAGCCAAGCCACTGTAGTAGCACCAGTGTTGTATTTCTTACAATCATCTTTTGGGCCAATGCCGTCTACTTGATGAGGGAAATCAATCCACTTACAAGCAAAACCAATGCGTTTAATCATGTATATAACCAATAAAATAGGACATAATACATTGTAGCATTATGTCCTTGTATTGTCAATGACAGATTTTACCAATGTCTAATGACGTTAGCAATAATAAACAAACAGGTTATAACATGAATTATGACCCAGAATGTTTTTAAAAATAATGCTATTCTTGCTTCTCGAACAGTGAGAATAGGTACATCTGGTCTATCCTCATCTGTTTGTCCCATTAAGTGCCCAGTTGCCCGAGCCCAGATTTTTTCAAAACTATTCATCCTTCGTATGTGGCAGAGTTTGCACCGTGTTCAAACACTTCAACAGATTTGACACGTACACTTGGATTGATTGGATAACGCATATTTCCACCTGCTAATAGTTCAGCCATTTTGTCATAGCACATCTTAGCAAACATTTCACAGCCCACAGCTGGCACAATGCGTAAATCACATACACCTGATCTACGATACGGTTCTACTTGCACACGTTCTGGATTGCCGTCGTGCTCAGGATTTGAACTCCAACCACTCATAGCTTTGAATCGATCTAGCAATGGATCGTCTTCGGCAATAACCAAAGTGTGATCGAACATATGATCCGCCCATGCTTTGAATTCTTTAAGACCACCAAAGTCCATACACCAGTTTTTATCGTCTAATGTATCGCATTCAAATATAAGTTTGATGCCGATCGAATAACCGTGAAGTGTAGAGCAATGACTGTGTGTGGCACGCCATTGTCTAAAGCAACATGACAAACCTCTGTCATTGCCGTAAGTTTTTGTTGAATAAAATTTTGCCATTGTTATCTCCTTAGATTAGCAATGGCGGCAGAATTTGTATTGCGGGATGACGCCTAAGGCCGCATACTATAATTGTAGTACCGTTATTTATTTTTGTCAACATTCGTGCCGTTCAATTCTTTAATATCTTTGTAGGCACAGTCAACATCATTTTTGATGTCCATAACATTCTTATGTAAGTCGTCAAATAGATGTATAAAATCTAAAATCATCTTAAGTACCCAACCCCACCAAATTAATGATACGGTGATAAAAATCACCCAACTTGCGTAAAATAAAAATGGTATTGATGTGTTAAAAATTTCATATAATCCAAAAGCACCTACTAAGAAAAATATTGGGCTTAGTCTTCCCCATATAATCCAAATTCTAGATTGTTTTTGTGCCTGTAAAATTGTGTTAAGCCTATTCATGCCTTTGCTCCTAAAATATTATTTACTGGGTCAAAGGCATGATTTATATACAGAGTTAATCTCTCTTTTCAATAACCCTGTCAGCTAGGCCGTTTTGCACAGCTTCGTGAGATGATAAAAATGTGTCAAATTTCATAGTTTCAAAAAGCTCTGCATAAGTTTTTCCAGCAGTATTATGTTTGACATACAACTGTGTCAGTCGCTCATTTAGCCTTTTAGCTTCTTCAAAATGACGTTTTGCATCTTCAAATTGAAGATCTTGAACGTGTACACTGCCACGTGTGCCAGGAGTACCCGAACTAACACGATGAATCATTGTGCGTGATTCTGGTAAAGCATAGCGTTTACCTGGTGCACCTGCTTGTGCTAGGAAACTGCCCATACTACAAGCCTGCCCCATGACATAGGTACAGACGTCAGGCTTAATAAACTGCATGGTATCATAAATTGCCAAACCAGCAGTTACACTACCACCAGGGCTGTTTATGTACATATGAATGTCTAAGTCACTGTTTTCACTTTCTAAGAAAAGTAATTGAGCAATAACAGTATTTGCCATATGTTCTTCAACTTCACCGTTTAGAAAGATAACTCGATCTTTTAACAGTCTACTATAAATGTCGTAAGCACGTTCACCTTGACTGCTTTTCTCAACGACCATCGGCACTAAATTCATTACGTTCTCCTAAAATATTGATTACTTTTTGTTTTTCTTCTTGATAAGAAGACCAGGCTTTTTTAATTCCATTGAATACTATAATATAGCCTACCCAATAAAATAAAATTATGGCACTCAGTATACCATGATTGATTGTTTCTAATGTAGATCCTTTAGGACTGTTTAGCCAAGATGATGCAAAAAAGCATGTAGCCAACCAAGCCCACATCCAGTGATCCCAGGATTTAATTGATGAGATGGATTTGTGATAACTCCATTTTAAAAAATAAAATATTTCTTTCATTAGTATCTATCTTTCTCTAAGTCAATGTTACTCAAACCTGCTAATACTTGAAAAGTATCCCAAGCCTTTTTAACACCTGGATTACTATCCAATTCTTCACTGGGAAGGACTGCTTCAAGCCAAATATAAGGCATACGTCTAGGATGCGCACCAAACTGTCGCGGTTGATGAAACTTTCCAGATTCGAAAAGTTCAATACTGACACTTCGAAAACGATCCTCATCTTCGTCTGTGTAGCCTGCCCATTCAGGACGACTACCACCAAAGAAACCACGCATCAAATTCCCATCAGATCCTGCGCCGTAGCCTTGCCAAATTCCTTGCCACTGCTTGTCATCTCGAGGATCAAAGTCTGTTCGAGCAATAATAATTAGAACATCGTTGATGTCAACTTTGCCTTCAACGATATCTCGAACACAACGACTGTAACTAAGTCCGATCTTCATTTTTTACTTCCTTGCCTTTTAATAAAAATCTATGTAGGTCTTCCATGCGTGGTTGGAAAACATCAGGTGCCCCATTGCTGGCTCGATCCATGTCCCACTGACTAGGATAATGCCTTAATATACTATACGCTTCTTTACGTACTGATTTTGGAACTCTAGGATATTTTTTAGTGTCATGTGCTACTTCACGCAAAAATCTTTCAGCCCAAAGTACTGCACGATAACGCTCATCGGGAAGAGTCATTTTTATAGTGCTCCAATCTAAGTTTACGACATTGATCACGTACTTCTGGGGGGAAGTCTGGACTTATTTCTGCTAAGGTACAGTTATATATTCTGCCTTCAGGCTTTGGACCTAGAACTATAAATGCCACCAAAGATAGCAATGTTATAACTAGGATTAAGTAATATATTACGGCCCTAAATTCTTCTCTAGCCATTCTTTACACTCTGTCCAATTTCGATATACGTGTGCTTTCCCACCAGCATTGATCCATTCATTGCAATTACTATGTCTGTCATCAATTAAAATGTCAGTTGTATACTTGCAGTGACGCCATTTGTCATGACTAAAAGGCCCAATAAAAACAGGCACTCCAGGAAAATGCTGGTGCGCCCACCATACTTTATCTTGTGCCGCATAAGGCATACTGTAGTCATGTGGCAGTGCTGTCAAAAACGCCAATCCCTGTGCAGTACCTGTCTCTACTGCTTGACGACAATAACTCACTAATTCAACTGCGCCTTCCTTCAAAGGCAAGTTGAGATAAAAGCGACTATCGTTTTTCAGTTTATCCCAATCAGTTTGGGGGATACGTTCACCTTTATCCTTGTCCCAACGCATCTTAAGAAACTCTTGTGCGTAGCCGATCCAATCAGCTACCACATCATCCATGTCCAAATAAATGATCATTTATACACTTTCAAAATTACAACATCTTCATTAAAACGACCATTAAGTTTGACTTCAGTAGTTTTAACATCTTTTTCAAACCAAGTTTGGCAACGCTTTTGCGTGTTCAAATCTTTAAAAGCCTTAAGTTGTTCTGCAGGCTTACGCAATGTTTTCTGCGCACTCTTATCAGTAAAATTGGTTACAGTCGTACCTTTAACACCAAAACCTTGACTGTTTAGAGAAATATATTGGCCAAACTTGCGTGTCTTGGTATTGTACACATACATGGCTTGGGCACCAATAATCTGTGCTGGCGGCACTGACACAATACCAAGACTGTCTTCAGTTTTACAGAACTTAAGGCGTTTGACCAAATCTTCGGCAGGTTTGACTTTCTTAGCACGTGGCTTTTTATTGAGTTTGGCCTCCGCACCAATTTGATCACAAGCGTCCATAATGGCTTGATAGAATTCAATCATCTTACGAATATTCTTACGTGCCACATGACTGTATGCTTCACGCAATTGGTCATCAGCATTACCACCAGACAACTCTAGCAGTTCATTTTGACCAAAAGTGTAAAAGCCTTTAATCATACGTGCATGTGCCGCTTTGGCGCCTTTACCACGCAAAAGACTAGCAACTTTGAATGCCTTAGGATCAAAATTGTCAGGATCAGTGATCCATGCATCAATAGCAACATCCAACTCTTCAGTCATATTACCTGCGGCTTCACGCAGGCGATCTTGAATACTAGGAACATACACTTCAACTTTGGCAACTTTTTTATCAGTTACTTCGTCTTCTGTTTCATCATACGTGCCTTCTTCAATTGCCTTTTGAATGGCATTACGCAACCAATCACCACTATTACGTCCTTCATTAAAGTCTGCACGGACTTCGGGCATACCACGAAGTAGACATGCGGCAAGACCGCCCATGGTGCTGTTACAACGGGTGTCTTTGGTATTTTTAAATGCTTTGATAGTTTCTTTATCGTAGCCTACTTTGCTCATCCAGTCAATGACTTTAGGCTTCAAATCTTTACCGCTAAATTCCAAGCGATAGTATTCCATAGAACGACGCCAGTGAATGTTAAACTCGTCGGCAGTCATTTTATCACAGTCATCCCAACGTGGACTATTATCACGTTTAGAACTAGCACGATGCTCTGCGACCATGGATTTGGTTACACGAGTTTTTTTAACAGTTTTTGCGGCTACACGTGCCATTTGTGGCTCCTTTTATTAACAATATATGTATATTATACAGTCAGAATGGCAGTAAGTCAACAACTGATTTTACCGAAACTTACGCCAATCTCCCTCTGGAGCCACGGCCCATCCCAATTTTTGGAGATCCATTTGGATTTCTTCAGTGATAAGACCTTCAGGAACATACCCTGTACGCTGTTGCCATTCTTCGTTAGTTTCTTCGTCTTCGTACTCTTGATTAAGTCCGCCCATTCCTGAGCAGTACCAATCAATGTAATCGCCTTCTTGTCGCATGTCTGCTATGATCCCGCCTGCATATCTCCAACTGGCTCCCCATTCTTCTTCTTTGAGTATGGGAATGACTTCCAATTTAATGAAGCCATTATTACACATAGCCGCATATAAATTTTGAGCATATGACTTACTAGCTCGAACTTTTTCTAAAATCCAATCTGTAGTTAAGAGATCATACTCCATGTTGTTCACACGACTTTTGGGATCTTCAAACTTTTGATCATGTTCTTCCAAAATTTTGGCAAACAAATCAAGATAATCTTGATTAGGTTCTTCTCCTTTTTCTTCCATGCGCTTAACATATCCTTCTTTTTGAAAGCTATGACGATCAGGACTCTTACTTACCATGATATAATTTATACAGAAATAGAACGAGCAGGTTTAGATAATTTGAAACATTCATCAATTATCTGCTCAGGAACAACACGATATTTGTGCAATTGATTACAGTCGTAAATTTGCACAACTGTTTCGTATCTCAAAGATACTACCAATAGAGTAAAAAAGAAAATAATGATGGCGGTGATTATTTTTTCTAGTATGGTCATACCCTATTACTTATTTTATATTCATAAGAATATAGTTCACTTTTGATTATTCTGCATCAGGGTCGTGATCAATTCCACGCCATTGTTTAACTTTAATTTCTTCTTCATCATTCCAAGTATTGGTCCATTTACTACCGTTCCACATGGCTTGATATTCATAACCATCTTTTGTTTTAACTTCGTAAATACCTTCTCTAACAGGTTGTTGCTTGCCAGTGAACCAGTCAGTCATTGAATAGGAAATACTATCCTTGTCTTTATAAGTTTCAAACTTTCCGTCTTTATAAGTTCCTGCAATACACATCATCATGTCAGAACTTTTTCCATTGGTGCTGCCACCAAAGTTTTCTACTTCTTCGCCATCGTAATAAATGGAATTGACAATTTCATTACCATCAATTTCGTCGTAGCCCAATTCCATTTTTTCTATATTGAAAGGAGCTGAGAGTTCAAATTCTCCTTCAAAGAAAGTTCCCTTCTCATTACTGACACCAATGAATACCACAGTACCAGGAGGTTTACTATCTATCCAAACTTCATCACCACCTCCCCATTCTGGACCACCTTCGCAACCATCAATGTCGTCTAAACTTTTTTCAAAAACAACTTCGTCATTTTCGTCCAAGACTTGTAAAGTGCCAGCACTTCTATCAGCACCACTGCAATGACCCATATCATCACATTCATACCAACTTCCAGGAGGGAAAGGCCACATTTCTTCTGGGATATTGTTTGAATCAGCGTAGTCACTGTCCCAAGCAAAATCCATAATACTCAACCTACGATGTTTAAAATAGTCATAGATTTTTCTTTCTACTGTACCCATAACATATTCGCCACCGTAACCCCAAAGTTGAACTTTGTAAGTTCTAGGTGTAAATTTAAGTACATCAATAAGTTCTTGTTTCTGTTCCATTGTTGCCATGTTTAACTCCAAGTTCTATGTTTTTCAGCAATCCACTCTTTACCATCGTATTCCTCAATGATCCAATCTACATCACCAGGAACTTCAACTACTTTTAGTTCAGCGTGACTTCCATAGGATTTTTCGCCTAATTCTAAAACAGTCGCTACTAAAAAAGGATCATCTCGTGGTATCTCTCGATCATAAAATACCTGCTGAGAATATTTGTTATTGTGTGCTTGACGTTCTTGAATGGTCATTGATGACCACTGTTCAGATGTAGCATCTTCGATACGGTCGGGCCCTGGTGGCACCAGCCAATACTTAAATGGTATGAGTGAGCTCTGTGCTTCACTCCAAACAGGAATACCACTTAGTTTTAAGTAATGCAACACCCCGTCATTACTCAAACCAAATCCGCCATGACAAGTATTAATCACAATACGTTGTACACCGCGGATTTCTTTTATCAAGCGTTCTTTTTGTTCAATAGTAGCCATCAAACACAATCACTTTCCTCTGCTAGCCTACTAGCGGCTTTATTAGCTATATCGTTTTTAGCTTTACGTTCATTTACAAAGTTTTCAACATCCTTAATAGCTGTTTTCAAAGTCTCGCTATAATTCAATGCCTGTTGTTTAGACATCACGGTAGTAGTTTCTACTCTTACAGCACCTGTGGTCCAAATTTCCCAAGTAACTTTAATGCGTGTCCAAAGTCCATTAACTAAGTCTTTCCAAAACCAATCAACTTCTTGCCAGTAGGGATTATCAATGTCAAATCGTTTTTTGACTAGCTCATGCCAATAATTGGTCTTTGCAGAAGCATAGATGTTTACATTAACTCCCATTTCATCTGCTTCAACTTCCAAAGTGTGATCGTGCCATTCCTGACCACAGCCGCAGACAATTTGATAGAATTTACTATCTCCAAAATCAGTATTCTTTAAAATACCTTCTGCGGGTGTTTGTGCCTTCATAGCAATGTTCCATTTTTTAAATAATTGTCAACTTCAACAGCGGCATCATTTTCATTCAATGCCACTACTTTAAATTTTCCTATACCATCTTTAACATAAATGTCAAAAGGGACCTTTCCATAAAATTCAAAATTTTCTGGAAGCTCCCTTTCAACAACAAATTCTTTTAAACTTTTCGCTCGATTAATTAAGTCCTGTGCCATTTCTGCAGAGTTCATTGTAGTTTCCTTCCTTTAGAAATTTCATCTTGTTCAACAAGATGCTCAATTATTTCGAGATCATCATCGTCAATATCATCAAAATCTACAGGACGAGCCATCATCTGTGCTTCGCCTGAAGCAAACATTTCTTTAATTTGATTGATGAGGGAATCAAGTTCTTCTTGTGTTCCTTCAAAGTTATCAAAACAACCAGGGGCAAATTCAATTTTTAGTTTTTTGAATTCTTCAGGGTTGAGTTCATCAAGACGTTTACTTTCGGTCATCTTCTTTCCTTTGTTGATGTCGATACTCTCGACGTAACCACCATTTATATTTTTCCCAGTACTGCTTAATTGTATATGGATTTTCGTTGTAAGTCAAGTGTTCCTCAGAATTTTCTATCCAAATTCTTTGGACCCACAGTCTAAATTTACTTAGTGACTTTGTCTTTTCCATTTTCTTCTGATCTTTTTTCTACGACAGGTGTTTCAGGAGGCCAAACTTGATCTTTAATATAACTAGCACCAAACCAACCCCAAGCCGAAAAGAAACCCCACATCATTATCTCAAGTATCACTATTCACCCCATATATAAGATCGCATCTTCCTCTCTGCGATTTCCTTCATTTCCTCCGTGCTAGTAGCACAGTCAAAACATATTTGTTCGTCGTTGGGACCATATGGTCGGCACTCGTCAATCTTACCACAAAGCTCGCAAATTTGATCAAGTTCCTGTGCAATAAATCCTCGCCCACTCATTAATGCAATCCTTCTTCTTCATTGTAAAACATCCAACGCCCTTCTTCATAATTCCAATGGCGGTTGTCATAAAATGTAAAATGAATTTCGTAACCCAACAGACCTATTTCCAAATTACAGCCTGCGTGATCTTGTTGAGTAGTAACGTCAAAATCAAAACGAATTAGATTATCATTTTTGATAATCTGAACTTCCCAATACTTGTGTTTAAATGGTGTATCGCCTATCCAACATTTAATGTTTTCAAAGCGATTCCACCATTTAGGATTACGAATATTAAAATTACAGTGAATCAATGCGTGACCTTAAGAGCGGCTTCAACTGCGGCCTTAACTGCGGCATCAAGTTGTTCTTGAGTATAAGCCGCATCTTGGACTGGCTCTTTAAAAGCGTCATCAGGATGCACACCCAACTCACCAATAACTTCATAACGGCAAGCACGACCCTTGCTAAAGTCGTAGTCAGTAGGAATACTAACAACGTCTGCAGGATTGATCTTAACGATCACAGTACGTTCACCACCAAAGTGGTTCAAGTACTCTTTGCTACAGAAGTGAAGACCATTTGAGCAAGTGTTGTTGGCATTGTCGTCAACGTCGTGACGCTCCATTTCAACAACTGTACCAACGCTATTGTCCATAGTACCAGTATGGCAGTCCTTAAAGTCCTTGCGAACCTTCTTGTAAGCCAAGAAGTGACCATCACTAGTAATAGGCAAATTGTTCTTTTCCAAGAAACCATACAGTTCCTTAACAGAACGATAGCTTGGGTTCTGCATCAAGTTTTCCATAAATGCAACAAGCGGCTCCACAGGGAAACCGTCCTGCAACATTTGGATCATTCGATTAGACAAAGCATTGTGAAACTCTTTGCCTTTCCAAAACAGCTTGTCGCCTTGGACTTCAACATTGCCCTGGCCATATTCCAGCACAACCTTCTTAGGCTCGATAACGTCCTTAACAGTTTCCCAGTCACCTGCCTTAATGGCATCAACTACCTTAGTATAGGTAATGTGAGTCTTGTTAATAGTGTGCGGTTTGTTATCAATTACGACAACAACGTTATCACCTTGGATCAAAAACGGATAGCTCATCTTAAACACCTTTCTGTGTGTCAACCATGTTAACATACTCTGCTATTTCTTTGTTTGGTGCAGAACGAAGGAACTGCAACAATGGATAACGCTTGCTGACGGCAGAGGCTTCGTCAACAAACTTTTGCACAAACGCTTCTGGACTAAAGTTTACATCCTTAGCATAACGACTGCACAGCCTACGCAAACTAGCTTCGCTGTACTTGACCTTTTCAAAGTCCTTAAACTTTGATACCAAAATTTTGTAAGGACTCTTAGGAGCAGTAACAGCACTTACTATACCTTCATTGTAGCTGATATAGTTGAAGTTGTCAACAGCCTGCAATGCCAAACTCATCAAAAGTTTATTGTCCACAACCTTCAAAACTTTTGAAAGATGTTGCTCAATGTTCACCCAGTTCTTTTGGGTTTTGATAAACTCAATGTCACCTTTACGAACACCGTAAATTTCAACTTTGGCGGCAGCTACACCACATTCTTTCATGTCGTTGTAAAACTGTTTGACGTCAAAGTTACCATGTTCGCTTTGAACTTCAAAGCCTTTCAACGGCAAGTAGTAGTAAGTTTCGTTAGCATCAAAACTATCAGCTTTGCCTGCATCCTTCCAAACCATTTCACGTTCACGATAATAACCACCATAACCGCGTTCTTGCAACACCATAATGGTGACGTTCTTGCCATTGAGGCTACTAGACGCACGTTCTTTCTGAAGAAGTGTACTAGCAAAAACTGAGCTAGGAGGATTCTTAATAGCCTTCAAAAACGCATCAAACTTTGCAGGTTTAGTCTTGTCAAAAACATTCAGCACGTATACAGTTTGAGTGTAGTGTGTACCTTTTGGAAACTGAGTATTATTCCAATGATATTTGGCACGAGCACTAGCACCAATCTTTGTGTCGTTCTTAACAAAAGTTACGCCTTCTCGAACAATAAAGTCCCAAGCACGATAATCCTTTTCGCCAGGATTCTTACCATGTACAGTATGACTATTAAGATTACTACTGCCTTTTCGGCCAATGTTTTTCTCAAATGCCATTACTTCAATGTTGTACTTGTCACGAAGTTCGTCCAAACTAAATTTGAAATCTTTAGCACGAAGGTAGTAATGACTGCTACCAGTAGCATCAATCATGTCAAATTTAGTATCAGCAATGTATTTCTTGACAGCGGCTTGCCAAAGACTGTGTTCTTTCTTTTTCAACAAAAAGAAAGTGCGTTCCCAAAGATTAGGAATAGCATTGGCTTCTTTAGCCAAAACATCCGACAGTGCAGAATTCAATTCTTCAAGTTTACGCTTGATGCTAGAAATAGTTTGCGGAATGTAGCTAAGACCTTCTCGGCTTGCTTGGAAGTCAAGTTCACCAATGGCAAAGTGCATTTCCAATCCACAGCTCAACAATGATGCTACATCACCAAAATCTTTAAGATTAGCCTGAGGCACGTCAACAGGATAAGCAATATTGCCCATGACCGCCACAGTTTGACCACGTCCAGTTGAATGAACACCAGGAATAATGTCTTGGCTTTCATACTCAACATTTCGGAAACTGAAGTCTGCAACGCCACCAATTACTGGGCGCAGTTTAAAATACTTGTAAACGGTACGAGCTTCGTCAGAAAATTTACTAAAGTCCCAACGATCATTAACACTAAACTTGACTTCAACACCACTAGGTTCGTCACTTTGTTCAGTAGTCATCAATGCAATACTAGGCACACCTTGATCGTTAATGAATGCAGTGTAGATTCCTTTAATGCCATTTCGAATGGCTGTTACAGTAAAGTTATCAGTGTAAGAAAAAGGAGACTTACTGCCGAGGCCGAGAGCACCAATAAAATCATTGCTATCAGTTTTAGTGGACTCAAAATATGTAGTGTAGATATTAGTAACCTGATCATGGCTCAATCCTGTACCATAGTCGCGAATAGCGAACCACGGCTCTAGTTGGGTTGGAAGATGTACGTCAAAAGGAGTATCTGCACGACCAGCGGCAGTATGACTGTCTACGGCATTGCAACTCAATTCACGAATGATTGCTCGAATCTTGTTAGCATACAACCCGCTAGACAAGATGTTAAAAGCCTTGGCGCTGTTACGAATACGAAACTCGCCAATTTCGCCCACGTTGCTCATAATAGCTTCGTTTTGGGGAGCAGTTTGCAGTAGCATTGAAAAACCTTTCTGTGTTTGTTAGTGTATGTGTAAATTATATAGGAAAAACCAGCGGCAGTCAACCACTGATTTTACCAATTTGAAGTCGTTCAATCTCGTCAGCGGCCTCTTCTAAAAGATCAGCCAAACGGTCACGTTCTCCATTTTGAACGCTTTTTCGAGTAGAAATTTGTCGCCTAATCTCCGCCCTCTTTCGAAGACGGAAGACTAGACTTTGTTCACTTACTGGTAAATGACTTTCATCGTTCATACTAATTGTTCCCTTACCCAAGCCAAACGAGCTTGCTCGTCCATGGCAGTATATTCAACAATGTTAGCACGGATGGCATCTACTAGTGGATAATATTCTTCATCGAGATTGTGCTTGATGTCATTCTTCAAATCCACTAACTTGTCTGTACGTGGATTGCGGGCAACCCACTTTGAAGTCAAGTAATATGGACTCTTGATCTTGGCACTTACACCATCATCTGTATAAAATACATATCCTTCGTGCTTACATTCTTTAGACATTTCTTGAAGTCTAGACATATTGGTTGTTACATTTTCTGGAACAAAACAATTTAATGTACGAGCAAAGTCTATCATAAACATTGGATCATGCAATATTTTAGATCCCCAAGAATTTTCACGGGCACCCAAAAAATACATTCCCGACTTTTCTGGTATGATATGTGGATCATTTGGATGCACACATTCAAACATAAAAGTCATACCCAAACAATCTGCTGTGCCTAGTGCTAGACGCCAATCGGTCAAAGGCATGTGTGTTGCCATCATCTCCTTAGCCATAGTAACAAAATCACTATCTGTGCTACCAGTAGTAGACACTAATAGCTTGTCTTTGTACACAGTCATAGCGACCATAAAACCATTTACTTTGCGTAGAGCCATAACTCTAGCATCTGCTTTTAGTACAGGCGCTTCCTTTTCAATACCATAGTTATAGATTTTGGTAAAAGGATATGATACTAAATTAAAATCTTCGTCAACAATAGTCCCGCGACATTCTGCAATGTAGTCGTTCCACAGGTTGTCATAAAATACTTTCTTCTTGTACTTTAAGACGTAGATACCTTCACCAGCAATCTTTTTATTAACTAGTCCAGATTCAGTAACATACTTCTTTAATTCATCCTTAAACATACCAAATTTCCTTAAAGCCTTCTTTTTCATTTGGCTCATCGTAACTGTTAATCATATTGTTTATAACATTTTCAGAAATAAACTTTCCTGGACGATTTGCTAAACGACGATCTAATTCTTCTTTTTCAGGTGTGCGAAAAACGACAGCAATTTTTTCGTAGCTAGGGAATTTAGCTAATTTTTTAGCACGACTCTTAGCACTCATATTGGTCTGATCCCAAATCACATCCAGATTGTTTTTCCTACAAAACACTATATGCTCTTCCATAAATTTGGTTGCGGTAGGCATGTACTCTTCAAAAACTTCTGAATAAGTTTTTCCCATTCGTTTTGCGTAATCTTCTACCCAAACGTCAGTTGAAACAATGTTCAAACCTAACGCCCAAATTTGATCTTTAATCCAAGTGCTTTTGCCTGCACCTGGAACTCCGATCAACATATATAACTTAGGCATCTTCTTCCTTTCTATGATGTCCTTTGATTTCGCCTTTCATAGCTCTGCGAATGGCATCGTCCATTTCCAAAACAATCCACCCAGTAGAGTCCATGCCAACGTCAACACAACGATATTTTTCCATACCACTTGTGTTACCATGCAAGTGTCCGTGAAAATGTACAGCCCCTCTGTGCATTTGATCCCACTCAGCAATTGGATAGTGAAACATGATTACTTGTGTACCGTTATAAGTCATCCACAAATACTTGTGAACTTCTTCAAAGCATGAACGGAACACAGGGTCGTTCAACAATTTCCTATCGTGATTACCTTCAATCAAAATCTTTTTGCCGTTCAAACGTCGCATAATACTCACAGCTTTTGCGGCAGGCAAAAATGCAACGTCTCCCAAAATGTAGACAGTGTCTTCAGGAGTGACTATTTCGTTCCATTCCTTAATCATGGCTTCGTTCATATAGTCAACATCGTTTCTATAACGAGCCCGTGTGACTGGACAGAAGTTCATAATGTTCCTGTGTCCAAAGTGCAAATCTGATGTTATATATGTTTTCATTTTAATCTCTATTAACTTGTTCCACATAGTATAACAGGACTAGTCGGTTTTGTCAACTAGTCCTGTTTTGCGGAGATGTTGTATTTTTACAACATTTACTTAGAAAGCATCATAATAGTTGTAAGTTTTTTCCTTAATTTTATTTAAGGTCAATACAGCACCGTCCTTGACAAAAACGAACTTGCCAGTATTACTGTCAATTTTTTTCAAATCTACAGCACTGAAACGCAGACGTTCCCAATCCCAAACTTCGTCACCATCCTCGTCTTTATCAAACTGCTTATAGTGGACTTGAACTTGTCCTTGCAATGGATTGCCATTCCATTCTTGGCTTTCCAAATCATCTTCTTTAAGATCTTCACCATTAAGTTGTAGTTTGATACTGAATTTATTTCCGCTGTCAAACTCAGGTTTGACATTGAGCATACGAAGAGATTCTTCTGGGCTTTCGTTGTAACGATTCATTTCTTCAACAGTTGCTTTCAACATATCAAAATTGAACTGACCAAACAAACTAGCAATCTGGCATAGCTTTTCGGTGTAGTGTTGTAGTTCTGCTTTCAAATTGTCCATGCAGTATTCAGTAATGAATGCTGTATCCAACCCCTTGTAATCAATCATGTAGAACAAACGACCAGGACGATTACGCATATGACTGTCCACACGCCATTTGTCATTACAGGTAAGAACAAAAAGTTTCTTAGTTGGGAACACTCCGTCCAGCAAAGTCAATGCTTTTTCTTGATCATCACTATCGTAGACTTTTTCAAACTCGTCAAATAGTATAACAACAGGTTGTTCAATACTTTGAATGAAACTATTAAACTTGTCACCAACCCAAGGAGCGTTGATAACAATAGTTGGAATCTTGTGTTGTTCAGCAGCCACAATAGCTAAATTTTTTGCCAACAAACTTTTGCCACTACCTTTTTCACCAGCAAGCATAACACCAGTTGCCGCAGGACGGCTCAAAAATGTGTTAAGGATGCGATCAGTATTCTTGTTTAGATCGCCATACTTTTTACCTTTGATCTCAAAATTTTCAATCATTTCAAGATATAGTGGACCGTCCATAGGCATCTCTTTTACTACATAATTTCCCGCTGGCAGGAGATCATGTAGATCCATTGCTTCTTTAGAGCTGACACGGAATGTATTACCGGATTTTAGAAAATAAGACATCTAAATCTTTCTATGAGTTGAAAAAAGTTTTTATAATTAATTGTAACAGAACAGCAGAATAGCGTCAACAGTTGTTACAAATTATTTTACCGAATTTGTGAAGGAAGTTCTGGCCTACTCTTACAGAAATCGCAATCAGGATCACTACATTTACTTTCTAACCAAACATTACATAACTCGCAGTAATATGCGTCATACTGCTCATTGTATTGCTTTTCACCAGTACAGTTTTGACAAAAATTACTTGTGGTCACTTCTAAACCTGTAGTGTCCTTCGTGAACTGCTTCTACCCAAGGCATAAAGTGAATTTTTCCACCATGCCCTGTGTGATGTAAACAAAAGTAAGTATCTTCTGAAACGTAGGAATCTCTGCTTGTGATTACAGCAGTGCCAAAATAATTGTATCTTGGTTTGCCAAAACTAGAATATGCACGACCCTTTTCTCCGTAGTATTGTCTATATTCTTCAAATACTTTTCTTTTTAACAGCATCAAACCAGTAGGTGCGTGAGATATTTCAACTATTTGATTGTAATCAAAATTTTCAATTATTGGTTTGATTAGTTGTGTACTAGCCTTGCGCTGTATATCCTCAGCACTCATTCCTTGTTTAGCCATTTCAACTACACGATCCCAATCAATCGTTTTCTTTGGGTAAGTGCCAACCACAAAATCCAAATCAACATCTAACATCTGTTGTAGATGTGGATTGACTTTGAATCCAACGTCTGCATCCAAGAATAATAGATGAGTACAGTCAGACGCTAAAAACTCTGCCGCAATCTCATTTCGAGCGTGACTGATTGAACTTTGATCGGTTAGTAAACAAAACTCAACATTAATATTGTTTTTCATTGACCAATGTTTGATATGCAATAGTGTTTCAATATAAACACAGTCACCCTTGCCACCATACAATGGTGTTCCAATCATCAAATTTATGTCCATAATCCGTGTCTAACTTTAATAAGACGAATCATCATTTCTTCATCTTCTTTTTCGTATTGCGCTTCAATTTTTTGTAAAAGTTTATGCGCTTTCTTACCTAATGCTTTGGTATCTTTATTTTGTGATTCAATACCAATCCAACGAATGCCATCACCACGTTCTTCACGCATACGGTCACAGTATTCACTCCAACCACTTGCTTCCATTGGCTCAGGACGGTTACGGTAAACTTCAGTCCACCACTTGTACAAGTCTAGGATTTCTTGTGCTTTAACAGCTTGTGGAGTCAGCTTACCAAGATTAGGACTGTCTGCTCCAACTTCATCTTCCTTCCAAACAAGATTACGTTGCCATTCTAGATTGTCTAGTCCTGCTTGTGGACAACGCCATGTGCGTACACGCCACCAACCCACTGCCCACCATGGCATGTTATACTTGGCACGTTCTTCTTTACCACTCCAAGCAAGATGCCACCATGCTAATTCTACTTCCACAAAGTCAACAAGCTCATTAAACAAACAAGGAAGAAAGCGGTTACCAACATCGCACCATTGCCCGGGCTTAATATCTCTGGGATGAGCAGTAAGGGCATGAGTACGAGTGACAAAACGATTGTTAATGTAGTATTTGAAATCATATAGTTTGTCTGTAGGCCAATAAAAAATATTTTGAAGATAATCAAGACCTTCTTCAGCTAACCACCAACGAATAGGAAATTCTTTTTTAGCACGATCCTCCCATTCAGCCCACTCCTCACCAGTGCCCATTTTGAGTTTAGTAGTACCTCTGAGCCAATCAGCAAATTTTGAGCAGGTCCAATAGTGGTTACGCATTATAGTTTCTCGTATGTTTGATTAAAAATTTCCAATTTGACCACACCATAATCGTTTGGTCCGTGACGAACAATAATGTCCTCGCCTGGATTGTAGTGTAGCTTTTCACCCCAGCTTGTGTCAACTGTTCCAGAATGATCAGCTAGTTTAGCAATTTTAACAATCTTCTTTGGAGTGCATACTCCATCACCTAAATCGTCTTTAAGTTCTTTAAACTTTTCTGGACTAATAGGATACTGTTCACCTTTAGGACCAGTCATAATATAGTAGCCCGCAGGATACTTAACTGGACCTTCTAGTGTATCAATAGTACCAGGTTCACTGGCTATCTCATAGCGTTCCTTAGCAGGACGTTTGTAAGTTTTAAAACCACCGTCTTCAAACCAAGCGTCAGTGATTGAACCAGCACCTTCTACGATATTGATAAAATTTCTCATTCTTTACGACCACCAAAAAGTTGTAGCAAACTTAGGAACAAATTGATAAAGTCCAAATACAACGTCAATGCACCCATTACTTCTGCTTTGCCGTCATTATCATAACTGACCATTTCACGAATTTTCTGTGTATCGTAAGCAGTCAGTCCTAGAAATACAATTACCGCAATAGCACTGATAACCATTTGCATCACAGTGCTACCAATAAAAATATTAACAATACTGGCGATGATAATTGCAATCAATCCAACAAACAAAAACTGACCAATACTGTCCAAATTTCTTTTGGTAAAATAACCATAAAAACTCATAACACCAAAAAGAATTGCCGCGCTCATGAATGCACTAACAATACTTCCCATATTGTATATTACAAAAATTGTAGCGAAACTCAATCCCATCAATGCGGCAAAGCCATGTAGAAAAATTTGCAATGTTGACTTGCTCATCTTCTCCATGGAAAAACTTACTGCAAGGATAGCTACCAAAGGAGCGAAAATCACCACCCATTTCATTGCACCAGTAAAGAAAAACTCCAGTAGTGCGGCGCTGTTGCCTACAATAAAACTAACAATCATTGATGTGATAACTGCTAATCCCATATGGCCATAAACACGACCCATGGCGCTATTGATATCTGTTGCTGATCGATAAACACCTGTTGCGAACATCTTAAGAACCTCCTAGTTTAAATTGGTGCGACTGGCCGGAATCGAACCGGCACGCCTTGCGGCGGCAGATTTTAAGTCTGCTGTGTATACCTATTTCACCACAGTCGCAATGTTCATTTATTATATATGCTATTTTAGCGTATGTCAATATGTTTTTTGGTACCCCCGGCCGGAGTCGAACCGACATTGGCCAATTATCTGTTGCACACGGGATATAAATCCGCTGTTTTACCGTTAAACTACGGGGGCGCA